TTAGAAGCATCTATAGCATCTTGAATGGTAATACCTGCTCCGTTTGCAGAGCCTGAAGTATCTCCTGCACCATAGTTTATAGTAATGTTCTTGTCTTCTACATCAAGCGTTGCAGTGTTTAAAGTTGTTGTAGTTCCGTTTACTGTAAGGTCTCCAGCAATCACTACGTTAGCATCTGCTGTAATCAATCCAGTAACATCTAAAGTTCCTGCTATATCTATATTGTTTGCAAGTTTATCACCTGTAACTACATCATCAGCTAGGTGAACTGTATCTATTGAACCATCAACATACTGGTCACTATCAACACTATTGGCTGACATGTGTATTAAATCTATTGAACCATCTACATACTGGTCACTATCAACACTATTAGCTGCCATCTTAGCCAGTGTAACATTTGCATTTGTAATATTTGCAGTTACAATAGCATCAGTAGCTAGGGTAGTTGTTATAGAAATACCTGCTGAACCATCAAAGTTTGCTGTACCTGTAACGTCACCGGCTACCGCAATAGCTCTAGGAGTTGTTAAAGTAGCTGCTGAACCTGTAGTATCTTGATTAAGTGTACCGACTGTAAAGTCTAAAGTACCATCACCATCTTGATAAGCTACTGTAATACCTGATTCAGTATTTGAAGATACCATAGTTCCTACAGTATCTTGTACAACTTCTGTTAAGTCTATGTTAGCTGTACCATCAAAACTTACACCGTGTATTGTTCTTGCAGTTGCTAAAGCTGTAGCAGTATCTGCTAATCCTACTGCTATATTTGCAGTACCATCAAAGCTTGTACCACCAATAGTTCTTGCAGTTGCTAAAGCTGTAGCAGTATCTGCTAATCCTACTGCTATATTTGCAGTACCATCAAAGCTTGTACCACCAATAGTTCTTGCAGTTGCTAAAGCTGTAGCTGTAGCTGCTAAACCTGTTGTATCTTGGTTAAGAGTTCCTACTGTTAAATCTATTGTTCCATCAGAATCTTGATAAGCTACTGTAATACCTGATTCAGTATTACTTGTAAACATAGCTCCAACTGTATCTTGAACTACTTCTGAAAGGTCAATACTTCCTGTACCATCAAATGCTACTCCGTGTATATTCCTAGCTGTTTCAAGTGCTGTAGCTGTTGCAGCATTACCAGTTGTATCTTGATTAAGTGTACCAACTGTAAAGTCTAGTGTGTTGTCAGTATCGTCATAAGCTACTGTAATACCGCTTTCAGTATTACTTGTTACCATAGCTCCAACAGTATCACTAATTGTTTCTGCTAATGTAACACCAGCAATAGTAATTGCATCGGCTTCTAAAGTACCATCAATGTCTGCATTACCACTAATATCTAATGTAGCAGCGTCTAACTCACCACTAATAGTAATATTTCTACCACCAGTTATGTCTATGTTAGCATCTGTAACGATTGCTTTACTTGCTATAACAGTTCCGTTAGTTATACCGTCTATTAAATTTATGTCTGCTGCACTAGCTGTAACGCCGTCTAAGATGTTTAGTTCTGCAGTTGTACTAGTTACTCCGTCTAAAAGATTAAGTTCAGTAGCAGTGCTTGTAACGCCATCTAAGATATTAAGTTCTGCAGCTGTTGCAGTTATTGCAGTACCGTCAAAGTTTATAGCATCTACATAAGCTACACCATCAATGTATAAGTCTTTCCACTCTGAACCTGAAGCACCTAAGTCAAAGTTGTTATCAACACTAGGTAAAAGGTTAGAAGCAACATCAGCACTAAAAGCTACTGTATCAGAAGCTGCATCACCAAATGTAAGGTTACCTGCAATAGTCGCAGTACCTGTAACTGTTAAATTACCTCCAACTGCTACATTACCTGTAGTTGTAATAGTATCTGTGTAAGTATCTTTAAAACGTAAAGAAGTAGTACCTAAATCTATATCGCTATCTGTAACTGGTATTAATGCACCGTCTTGTAGTCTAATTTGTTCTACAGTTCCTGAAGATACCTGAACAAAAAAACCTATTTTATTATTAGTAGTATCTATTTCAATTTTATTAAAAAAGTCTAAGTCACCTATTCTATAGATGTTACCACCTTGTCCAGCTGTACCATCGTGTCTGTGTCCAGTAGTAGAAGAACTACTTGAACTGTAACTAAATGCGTTTACTAATTGAGTAAATTCATTATTAAATAGTGCTGCTGTAATAGTATCACCATCTGCAAATGAACTTTGTCTAGTATATGTTTGTGCCATTGTTTATATCTCCCTTATTGCCTTCCTGCAGGTCTGTAATTTATGTAAATACCATTTATAGTATATGGTGCTCTTGTATCCGAACTAAATATTTTAAAAAAGTTACTGTGTCCACTACCTGTTAGTGCTTGTCTAACTAATGGTTGTTGTGCAGCTCCAAAAGTTTGACTATTAAATACTGCAGCTCCAAATAAAGCAGGTTCTGGAACTGCTGTTAAAGGTATATCTACCGGTTGTGGTGTCTCTAAATCATCATAATCAAATCTAACTCTTAGGGTTGGTTGAGCTAATGACTCTGGTGTTATAGATAATTTTACATAATCTAAAGTTTTTAATGTTCCTAAATCTCCGTAATCATAATCTGGTGATTGGTATTCAGCATCTACTGCTGTTTCTACCCCTGCAGGATTGAATGTATTACCTACGTTATGATTATAAATATATCCGTCTCTATCTCCGTGATAAAATTTTTCTTCTCCGTTACTGTCAAATCCTGAACAAATTGCAGGTGCTTGTATTCCTAAAGTTTCAGACCATTCAAATCCGTTAGGTCTTAACACGCCTATAATTCCTTTTGATGTTGCAGTTGAATCAGTTGTTTTACTATAAAACATTCTATACTGTGATTTTGTTCTAATAACTACACTACTAAATTGATACTGTGATTTATTTAAAACAATATCATTTATAATTGGTTGTATGTTTTGACTTATAGTTCCTAACTCAACATCACCAATTCTTGATGTACCTGCAACTGTTCTAAATCCGTCAGGAGCTAAGAATATTAAGTCACCAGCAATCTCTTGAATTGTTTGACCATCTATACATCCTACATTTTTAGTAACAGGAACAACTTGAATTGTGCTAGAGTTATTTATGTTTTGTAATTTAAATAAAGAGTTTTGACAAAATATAAATAATTCATTACGAAAACTTTTTAATCCTACTATTTTATCTTCTACTAATATGCTGCCCGAGCCTGTACCTGTAAAGTGGTCAATATCTCCTGTAGAGCTATAGTAAATAGTGTTAGGTGTACTAGTATCTCCAGCAACTACTAAGTGATTATTATGTATTGTACAATGTTTAGCTGTTGTAGAACCGCTTATAGTTATTTGACTTACAAAAAATGTTCTATTAGTTAAAGCTCCTGTACCAGTCATTTTAAATAAAAATGGTTTATTGTTACCGCTTTTATCTGTTATAATTAGTTCACCATACTCACTAATACCTTCGTAAATAGCAAACTCACACTGGTCAAGATTTGTTAAACTTAATTCGCTTCTACCTGCAAATGTAGAATAATTATCTCCTGAAGCATCTACACTAGCTTTGTTTATTTGTAACCAAGCAGTTCCATCTAAACTAAAAAATATATCGTTACCTACTACAGCAACTACTCCATCTGCATAAACTTCTAAACCTTCTACATCATTAGAGCTGTTAGGTCTTGCAGCACTTTCTCCGCCTAAAAGAGTAAATCCATTTATTCTTCTGTAACCACCTTCAATAGATACTTCAAAGTTTCTTAACTTAGTAGCTATTCCGGGTGTTTGTAGTAACGATAAAGAGTTAGTAGATTTATCTAATCCACCACTTAAAGATACTGAAAAAGGTTGTCCTGCTGACATTTAGAAATAAGTCCTATCGTCTGTCATATATGTAGGCTCTGGATTTATTAAATTACTTTTCATAGTTTTCATTGCTTTTTTATAATCGTCCAATGCAAAAGCAGATTGTTGTATATTATTTTTAAATTGATGTACGTAGTATCTAGCTTTTGATGTTATTACATTACTGTATTGTTCTGGCATAACAATAGTATCATCGTATGCTGATAAAGCTGTTGGCTTTACAAACGCATAAAAATGTACGTTATAAACTTTATCAGGTATTGGACCTAATCCAAACTTTCTATGGTCTGGACTTTTAATAACATATCTAGGTTCACCATGACTAGCATCTGAACCTTCTGCGTCATCTGCATTTTCAGCATCTCTATAATATCTTTTCCAGTCATCTAATGTTAAAAATTTTAAACCTTTAGAAACGAAAGGAGTTGTTTCTCCACTTACGTTTATTGTTGTTAAATAAAAATCATCCCAGTCTACTGATGCGTAATCAGTTGTTATACTAGAGCTATCTGCTTTAAGCGTATACCATCTAGTTCCTGCCACCGTTGCGACAGTTACGTTCCCATAAAAAGGGTCTGTGCCTCCACTAGCTCCTGCTGAGAAAAAAGGTAGCTGTGGTTCTTCGTTAGCTATGTCAAATATAGATTTATTAATTGAATCTTTTACAAATGATTGTATTCCTATTGCTGAACTAAAATTAGCAGAAGTTAATACAACTTCGTTTAGTTCTCTTAATACTTCATTACTTAAATCTAAATATGTTGTAGCCATTATTTTTTACCTTTAGCTTTTAATTTTGCTGTTTTACTTAAATCTTTAAAATGAAAAAGTTTTACACTGGTCTTACCATGTGTCTTGCCAGAATGTAAATCTCCGTTAGGCATCTTATGAGAACCACCTTTATGTTCAGTACCGTCTCTTTTATAATGTTTTACGCCTTTCATTTTATTCCTATTTTAAAAAGTGGAGGAGACCGAAGCCTCCCCCGAGTTGGTATTAGTCAATACCGTAGAACGCACTTACTA